TCCATCGTCTTGTCTCTGTAATTCTCAGAATTCCGAGGTGGTATTTTATTCATTTGTCCTTTGTAAAACTTATGAATCTCTCTTGAGATTCTAGTTAGACTTGGGACCTCTTCAAAAGTTTCAGTGATTTCTGCGTAAGAAAGAACTGAAGTTCTGAAGTGAGATTCTACGTGATCCATGACTTCTTTAAAAGGGAACCATTTGAAATTTGTAATTTCAAGTAGTTTTGCCTTGATGGCGTCATAGTGATCCCAGTTGTTTGTCTCCAACGGGAGACCAAGAACTTCTGAGATCTGAACCATATCGACCCAAGAAACCTCTCCCCAAATGGGAGAAGCTCTTGTGCTGAGTGGTGTCAAGTGTTCCATACTAGTCGCCTTGCGATCCATAGTAAAAACACTTGAGACCCAGGAATCAAAAAGTCTTTTTGTTTCCTCAGCTACTAGATCCTCTGGATTATAGGTCCAAACTGAACCTAAACTCCTAAAGGATAGTATGTAGTCAAGATTTCGGTTCTCTTGTAGAAGTGAACTAATACCTTTCAAAAAGAAGGGTCTCGTATGACGGAGACCCTTCCTAGAGGGATGTGTAAAGCCTAATCCTCCAAACTCCTGAGGAAGATAAGGTGGTATATCGAGCTTCTTTGCTTTTTGAATCAATTCCTGATTGGAATAGAGGCAATAAACCAAAGCAGCTTTCTCCACTTTCCTAACGTATTCCGGGTCGGAATACGGAAGGGAAGTCCCACGAATGGCAGAAGTAGACGACTTTCCCCTAGCGGTGAAAGTAGTCTTCTGATTCCTTTGGGTCCTTTGGGGACCCCTCGTGGGTGGAGCCTTCGATACCAGAGATTTGGCAAAAGGATATTTGACTTCTTTAAGTCTACGACGATTCTCACCTTGTTCTACAATGTAGAGCTTTTCGGTGTATTGGAGCGAGGTATTACTTATAATATCCGTTCCATTAGAAATCTCGTACCCTGAGCCCTTTAAGGATTCGCGGAATCTTAAATAAGATTCCACTGTTCCTCCCGATGCCCCAGAGTCATCTCCACAGATGATCTGCTTGAAAAACTTGGTTTTTCAATAACCAGAGAAATTTGAGTAAGATCTTTAGCTAAAGATCTAGCTCGGTGGAAATGGCTGTAAAGGCAAAGTAGGCACCACGAGTGGGGCTGTCCCATTTGGACAGACCTCCTCGTGTAGAAGGGAAATAAATCTTCAATCCTAATCTCTTCTTCCATATCGGATAGTTTCACTTTTTGCGGAAACCACACCGGTGGAAGAACCTTAGAATTCCGGAGTAAGAGATCTGATATCGGACGGATACATCTTCGTATCCATTCCGGTAAAGTCTCGAACTCCAGGAGTCCATCGATCAGACCGTCGCTAAGGGACTTAGCCTCCAAAATTGGAGTATTGTCCGTTGCCGCAGTCAGATCGGAGGAGTCAAATGGGGGGTCGGGACCGAGGACCCTATCGGGTCCTTTTCCCTTCCACCCCATAGTGGGGATTCGGCGATCGCACTCAAGGATAGCCGTATAGATTCTTCGAAGAACATGGCCTAGATTAATGAGACATCCTTTGGATATCCCTATTATTCTAGCCTTTGCCCCATCGTCATCTACAGCATCAACTCGAATTTCGAGTGAGTTGATTTCATCTATAGAGTATGATGGGGGTTCTTCAAAGAACCTAATCGGACTATCGCCAAAGAACGTTGGAAGAGGATCTCCTTCTATAAAGAAGGAGATCTCTCCGTCCTCTGAGCATTTTGCAAAAGAATGGTCTATCATGAGTCGATTTCTTCCTAGTAATACGAAAATAGCGTCTCCTTTCAGGAGACAATAACCTTCGTAACCCACCTTTTCTTCACAGTAAAGGAGGGCACCGGAATTTATCTTGAACTCTTGGCCACTTGAAGTATAGAAGACTTTGTCTTCTATTTCTTCTCGGAATCCAGGAAACCAATAAGCGGTTTCCCTAAATTCTTTCATGGCTTCTGAACCATATTTGATTCTTCCTTTTTTACTTCGAGAATACTCGAGAGTAGCGGAGGATGAATCGGAGATATGTATATCCAAGTTATTTCTGATTCGTTTTTCAGAAAAACTTTTTACATATCCTTTTGCAAATTCTCTAGCCTGCTGATGGACTAAATCAGGAGGTTCTTTTGATTCCATAGTTCTATCTCTGAACTTTAAAATCGATCGAATCTTAGATTCGAAAAGAGGGAAGCCCATTGCTCTTTTTCCCAAGGAAAAAGCCCAATTAGCTTCCTTTTTCCAACCCTCGACATCAGAAATACCATTTAGTATTTCCCATGAAGAGTTTCGGAAAAAATGAAAACCGATGAAATTCCCATGTCTGTCAAAACCAGGTGTCCCAGTTGGGATATCCGGTCTTGAGGACTGGGGGAGCGGGTCTCCGGACAAGTGCCGGGCCCATTCATACATCGCCTTCATTCTCTTTTCGGTCCACAAGAAACCCGAATTCCTTAAGGAATTCAGGAACCAGTAGGCCAGCCTAGATAAAGCCCTTGCATCTTTTTCATTTTTTAAAAAGATTCTTACGGGTGCTATCAGGGCTAGGACGGATGTAAAGCTTTCCCAACGTTCGTTGGCAACCTTGATCATCCCTTTTGAAATTTTCCAACCTCGGAGAACAGGTTTTATCTTTTCAGAAAAACCTGTATTTCTGAGACAGAGACAAGTGAAGGATGGCACAAATAGCGCTGTTCCTCCAGTGCTTGAACTGCTGTCCAAGATCCGTAGGGGCAACCAAAAATCATGTGATTTTTCGTTTCCTTTTCTGGATACCGTCATTTATCTTT